GCGCGGAAGTGAAGCGTCGCAGTGCCTCCGCTGAGATCAACGGCGTTGCCGCTATCTTCTTCGGTCAATGCAACTTTGATTTGAGGGCCAGTGTCGCCCTGCACGTATTTAAAAGTTGAAGCCATTATCTTCCTCCGCGAGCTGTAGCCCGATCAAACCCTACGGGCGCTATACGCAGATTAACTCTTCGCGTATCTCGCCCTCTGGCAGCGTCCATATGTTTGTAGAACTCGCTTTTGTAATACATAGCCACTTCGGGGTTAGACCACTCTTTGCCCGGAATTATCGCGAGCCGCCAAATGGCCCCGCAAGCGATAGACCGCCCGTGTGTTTCGAATATAAAGTCTTCTACGCCTGTCGCGGATAGAGACGGCTTCAGGACGCCGACGCCCTCGAAAGTGTACTTTCGGTCCGGTGTTGGGAAAAACCGTATTTGGTTGTCTTGGTAGATGCTGAACGACGAAGGCGCAGAGTTTGCGTTAGTGTTTGACACTTGGTAATGCCGGTCACTTACGCGTTTGGCAGCGGAACCATCGACAAACAAAGTTAGGATGTTTTCTAAAACTGCACCGTTAGGGACGTCGATCTCGTAGTCAGACGTATTTTTACTGGTAAAGTCCGACTCTATGTCAAACCTCCAGAGTTCGCTGCGGCCAATAAACTCAGCCGCCGCTTCTTGCAGATGTGTGTTTACGACAATCTCCGGGCAGCCCGGAACGTGAGGCTGCACATACGGAAGAAAGTTTGCCCACGTCTTAGCCATTTTACGTCACCGAACTGGATTGCTGCGGTGATACCGCCGCGTCCACCTGAGTTTTAGCTCCCAGTGCGGTATTAAACGCGTTGTAGGAACCCACTGCCCGTTGCTCGTTCGCACCGTACTCTGCGTCTTTCGAGTACGCACGATACAGCACCCAGTCAGTGATCGGGCTTTTGTAAATGTCATCTAGCAAAATTACAGTAGCGTTTGAACCTGTAGGGTCCAGAGCACTTTCGCTAAGGTCATGCCCAATAACCGCATCAGCGTAAATCACTTCGATTTCTGCCGCTGTTGTCGCAGGCGGGTAAACAAAAAATTCTTTTGGCTGGCGCGCATCGTACATATAATGCTGAATGTTCACCGTGCCTGTTTCACCGTGCCATGTTGGGCGTTGGTCATCCAATACAGATCGGGATACGAGGCGTACTGCTCTTTTGTCAGAAGCAGACGCTAGGTTGCGCGTCACGTCTAAGAGTTTGAGGCCAGAAGCAAACTGAGCGTTTAGCTGCTGCCTAGACCCTGCTGCGCAAGTAAATGTGCCTGTTTTAGCGTTTGCATCAGGGCGCATAAGGATAATCGCTAGATACGCCTCGTTCAACCAGTTCTGGAGTTCGGTGCGCGGCCAGCGAATGCTGGTGTCTTGCAGAACGTGTTCTACGTTCCGGATAATATCAATAACTTTTACGGTTGCCATGGTCTGCCCCTTTGCAAGTAAGAGGGAGGGACGTTAGCCCCTCCCGTTAGACCAGTGATTAGCTGGCTGAACCGACGATTGCGGTGCAGAGAGCTTCAGGCTTAACAACCTTGCGGCCATACACAGCTAGGCCACGAACGATGTCGCCAAAGTCAGTCTGGTTACGCAGTGGCTCAGTCTTGCTGATTTGAGAAGCGAAGGAACAAGCTGTGCTCGTACCGGCTACCATCATGCGGCGAGCCTTAGCGTTAGTAACGGTTGCGCCGCCAGAAGTGGCAGACAAGCCCGGTACAAACGCTTTAGCTGCTTGGCCTTTTGGCAGCAGGTTGGACACGTACACAGTGAAGCGGTCCAGCATACCAATTTTGCCGGTACGGATGGTGCTTGACTGATCGCCTGTGAAGTACGCTTGTGCGATGTCTGTTTGCATCAACAACTGACGATCACGTGGTGAGATGATGAGCCAGCGGCCATCTTCGGGTACGTTTTGCTCGTCAAGAGCTGAAGACATCTGCAAGATCGCGTTCAAGACGTTCGCAGGAGTTGATTGGTCGATTGGAGCTACATCAGTACCCAAGTTATACGCACCTGAGATGGCACCAGCGGTCGCACCTTTGTTAGAAGCGTTTGCGCCGTTTGTAACAAACCAGTTAAAGAACGTATCGTTTTCGATATTGATCTTCAGCTGTTTAGCCGCGTCCTCAGTGAACATGTTCATCAAGTCCATGTCCGCTTGGTGCGCAAGCACATCGTTTACTTGTACGCTGAAATACTTGCCTTGGTCGATCTGCATATCTTGGTAGATAGGTGCAGGAACTTCGGAAGTAAGCGTTGTACCAGCGCCAGCATAATCGTTGATTGTGATGGATGGTGCAGTGCGGATACGAATTGTATCGCCTTGGTTTTTGATCTCGCCTTCCCAAGAAGTATTGGAAATTTCAGTCATCATGGTGTGCGCATAAAACTTAGCGTTCAGTTTTTGCGACCATAGTTGTGGAATAAAACCACCGGAATAAGATGGGGTAGTGTCGAACGCGCCGGAACCGACGACAGGGAATACAGCAGCCATGTTGGCCTCCTATTAAGTTAGTTAAGACTTAATAACTGCTTACATGTAAACACGTTGAGTTTACACTCGAACGCGGCCTTCCATATACGCAGCAGTTAAGTCAGCTTCAAGTTTTTCCGCCTCAGCGTACTGCCCTCGTGTATTCAGGGTACGCACTTTACTCCAAGCTCTATCTGCGTCTTTCGGCGAATAGATTTTAGAGTTCTGAGTTGTACTCTGTGTACGCACAGAAGTAGCAGAACGGTTTGGTGCAACCTGCTTCTCGAGTTCGGCTTGGTTCGGCTTCGCTGCGGTCGGTGCTGCTAACGTTTCTTTCCAAAGTCCAACATAGTGGGCTACGGCTTCTACGTCACCGGCATTGAACGCCTGCTGAGCTTGGGCTTTACGCGGGCCTCTGAGCATAGGGTCATGCTCGTCCAACCACGCTATCCAACGTTCGTCGCTGTCGATTTGAGCAAAATCAGGAACTAGCTGTGCTAATCGCTGACTAAAGTTCACTTCTCCAACTTGGCTGCCAGTTGCCGCAAGGTCTTTTTGCAGTTTCTGAATAACCGCGTCTTGTTGTCCGAGACGATCAGAATATTCTTCCGATACTTCCCGCGCAACTCGGCGCTGAACGTCAAGCAAGTCCTCACCAAATTCGGCTCGATCTGCGTCAGTTACTAAACTGACTTTCTCCTTCGACTTTGTCGGTTCGACTTTAAGCGCTTTCAGCTCTTCTCGGAGCTGCTTTGTTGCCTCGGTCATTTCGCGCACCTGTTGGTGCAACCGTGGAACTTCAGCGTCGTACTTACCTGTAAGGGTTTTGTACTTTTGCTTAAATGTCTCTTCCTCTACGTCCGTTGGAGGCGTGTCAGCTGGCTTCGCTTTTTCAAGTTTAGGAGCTTCTTCGGTTTCAGCTACTACTTCCGTTTCCGTATCCAGTTCACCATCTTGAGGGTTACTCTGGGCTTCTAACGCTTTTTCGTATGCTTCAACTTCTGCAAGTTGGGCCTGTACTTGTTTTGGCAACGCCATATGGTTCTCCTTAAAGCACCAACTCTGTTTCACAGCGCCCGTAGGTAGGCTGCTCCCGTCTTTGGTGTGCTTCGTCTTGCTCTTACGAGCGGTTAGCTACCTTCGCCGCTTCTTCAATCGACGTCAGTAGGTCTTCAAATGCTTCCGCACGTCCCTGCAACCGGTGGACTGATACCATATCGGTTGCGCTTACTAGGCGCGCTTTAGCTAGCTCTGATTCAGCCTTAAAAAGACCTAACAGGGCAGCTTCACCTGTTTCTTTAAGCCGGAGCAATGCTTTAACGTGCTTCGGGTCACAAAGATTCAAGTCAATCATAAGTTCAGGCTACCTGAAATGCGTTAAAGTGTCAACACGTACACACATTACCGTCCGTTAGGACGTGGGCTCATCGTGTTATCTTGACGGCCCCCCATGGGTGTACCGTCTTCTTGCAGTTGCGCGGCTTGCTGCTGCTGCTGCATCTCTTGCATCATCATAGCCTGTTGCTGCGCTTGGTCCTGCTGCTTCTGAACATCTTCTCTGCTAGGAACAAGACGATCAACGTTGGTGTTAAGATTACCCGCGAGGTCGCGGAGTAGCTCAGCCGTTCCCGGTAAGCCAACAATCTGCTGTGCCACCGGACTTTCCAGCACAAGACGGAGGAAGTCAGTCTTACGGACAGCTTCAGCTTCTTTAACGACCAGCGACATCGCGCCCGTTGCAACAATCTGTACATCACCGATTAAGTCCGGATCATCTGAGTACCTGAGGTTACGCTGGTACTGACGCTCTAGCATTGGTCTCATTACATCATGGTCGATGTTGCTGATAACCTGCTTGATGCTCTTACCAGCGTTCGACATTAGCATTGAGAGGCCCGAAGAGGTCCGTCCAGCGCCCGGAACGTGCTGTCCCGTCATGTAGCGAGGGATACCTGATACCTCGTCTGAGATCGCCATAAAGCGATCAAACACGGCCATAAGTTCCTGCGCGTTAGAGTTCGGCTGGAAGAAGCTCATAGGTGGTGTTGAATCCGCAAAATCCGATTGGCGGAACTGCCAAATCTTCCACGGGTACATCTGAGTAATGTCTTCGCCTGCTGGCAAACGACTAATGTTAATGCCGACCTGCGGGCCTGAAGAGATACCCATGTTGTTTGCAAGCGCCCGAGCAGCGGCGTTACACATGTTTTGGGCATCTACGCACAGGTCAGCGACCCCGTTACCATCAATACGGCCCGGAACCTTCTCAAACGACGTCAGGTAGTACGGCTTACGCCCGAGAGGGTCGTAGTTAAGAACAGCCCGAACAACGATGTTGTCGATCATCCACACTTCGCATGGGTAAGACTTCTGCGGGTCTTCAATATCGGCTTCGTCTAGCCCCCACTCGATCAAAACATCGCCGGGGATTGTATCCCAGAGCTGGAGAGCGGCGACTAAATCTGTGCTTGCCTCGTCGAAGTCCTGCCCTGTGACGTCTTCCATGAGGTCTTGGTTGTGGTCTAACCAGCTGAACCCGGCCGAACCGAAGCTAGACAGGATAGAACGCACCGCATCTTCGTCGTACCCTTCAACACCGAGCATACTCTCGACGTCGTCGCGTGTAAGGTGGTGCAGTTCCGCAACCGGCATCGAGTGAATGTCATCACCCCAAGGCATCCAGTAGAACTTGAACGGGTCAACCCGCTCCCACTCGTCCCGTAGTACGTCTGCGACGCCCAAAACGCCGTCGACATACTTCATCGCTTTGCGTTTGCGTGGGATCGGACCTTTGAGGATCGCGTAAGGAAATGTGGCGACGTCGTTCGTGAACTCGAACAAGGCTTTCGTGAAGCCCCCTTCAAGCATCTGGTCTTCCATTTTGGTCTCCATCCGCTCGACGCGCTTTTCAGCTTCGAACTTCATGGACCGCATGGCCGTGTCTTTCATACCCGCGGCAAGCTGTTCCAGCTCTTCGGGGCTAGGTTGTTCACCACCGTTGGCATAATACTGCATTAAGTTCTGCTGCATTATGTTCTGCATCGCCTGAGCGACGTCGGGGGATACTTCTGGAATAGGTGTAGCGCCAATAGACCAAGGCTTGTCAGCCCCCGTCCCTAAAAGCGTATCGCGCAGCCAAGCTGTAGCAGTCCTACACTTGGAACTAACGATGCCCATAAAAATCTCTGAGCCGCCCTGCTCTTGGATTTGAGCAAGTTTCGCGGGGTCATACTCCATATTCCGAGCACGAACGCACTTCGCCAGCCGGGTCTCCAAGTTCTCTCTGTGGTGGTCGCGCATAACTTCCCAACGCTTGTGGACGTGGGAAGACAGCCCTTGCATTAAGGTGCTGTTCTGCTTCTCCGCGGAAGCGCGCTGTGCTTGAGCCTCAAGATCAGAGGCGCGAGCAACAGGAATAAGGGCCGGGCCTAGCGCCATAATAAATTCTCATCTGTGACGTCACGGATATAATACAACTTATGTGTTTACATGTCAACTTATCACGTCCAGCCGCGGGAGGACACCTTCACGACCTTTTTACGGGCGTCGCCACCGACTGTTCCGCCGAAGGTCTCACCGCCGTCCGCGTGGAGGCACAGGTACTGGAACGCATCAGCTACGTCCGACCACGGGTGTGACTTCTCAGGCTTCTCGTCGCGCGCACCTTTCGTGTTGATCTTGTACCGGTACTTACCCGCCAGTGCCTGCACCAGTGAGTTAGCCGAGGTGGAGTCGATGGCCAGCCCGTACTTACCGTCGACAACACGCGTCAGGTACTTCTCGACAGCTGCGATACGTGCGGCGATGGAGTTAGTTCGTGCAGGTTTAACTACGAACCCCTCATTTTTGTAGATGTCCGCAACGGTCCGCTCGTCCGTCTGAACGCGCTGGAACGCAGCAGGGTCGATTATGACTAGCGCTGTACGCCCCGGAAATTTGTTACTTAACAACGGCTTGAGCATCTCACGCACGAACCTCAGCGCGCCCATCCCATCTGAGATAAGGCTGTCATACACCACCAGTCGCCCATCGTAGGCAATCTGTCCTATCACGGCCGCAGGCGTCAGCCCGGCGTCAACTCCGATCAGCAACGGTGAGTCACTGAACATTGGTTTCATCGCTTCGGTCGTCGCGTGGACTGTCCGGTCAAACGACCTAAACACAGGCAGACCTGACAGCGACCTGCCGAACTTGGCGTGGATGTACACGTCTATCCAGTCCTCGGTTTTCCCTTGGGCCAGGTTGTCGTAGTAGTCATCGGGCAGGAATTTCGTCCAGTCCGCCTCGGGCGCGAGACCACTGGGCTGTATCGTTATGTGAACGTTATCAGGAGGCTCAGTGAGCAGCGTCTCCCAAAAGGTATCCATGTCTGGAGGGTTAGTCATACCCCAAATGTGCATATTCGGCGTACCGTCGTCGCTTACGCACCCTACCCCGTTCATCATTTTGTCGGGATAACGACCCACACGCCCCTGCGCAGCGTTGTAAATGTCGGGATGTATCTCTCTGAACTCGTCAAAAATGATAAAACTCGCCTGTAGCGACAGTAATCGCCTTACATCGTTAGCATCATCAAGGCCGCGAAACAGCACTTCGCACTCAATATCACCCACTTTTATGATGAATTTGTACTCTGTTTTGAGGAAAGTACCCATTACACCGTCGGGAATCCACTTGAGGAAGTCCTGAATAGACGTATCGCGCAGCTGCTCTCGCGTGTTTCGCACCCAAATGGTCCTAGAACGCCTGATACCGTCCTTGCACGGGGCCATTTGGGCCGCATGGTGCAGGATTTTCATGATGCCAGCGGTGGTTTTAGTCGATCCAACGGGGCCAACAGCCAGTGATACGAACTTTTTGGAGTAGAAAAAGTCGTCGAGGGACGCAATGACCTCGAAATTTATCTCATGTGTCATCGTCTAGCGCCTGTGAGGAACCTTCGATGGTTATAGCATCTTCGTGATCCTTGGCGCGTGTAATGTTGATAACCACTTGGGGGCCATCTTGTCCTACGTCCGCTTTGGTATCCGGTTCCAGCCTGCCTAGCTTATTAAGCATCTTTTGGAACTCTATTCGGGCCATCGGGTTGATTGTTGGGTTCTGCATATGGCGAAACAAGTTGTCGAGGTTAACGGCACCGAGCATTCGGGCCACTGTCTCCATCTTGGAGGGGTCGTCCTCAATCGCCAGCATGTCCGCAGGAGACAGAATGGGTGTGTCCACTTGGGTCGGGTCGATTGCTTTGTACAGTTGTTTGCTCATAGGTTCAAATGCTAACGCGTATGCACATATAAGTCAAGATTTGGGAAACCGTCGTCGTCGCTACGTTCCCCGGGTAAGCATACCGACGTATTTAAATGGATAAGGTGTTGTCTACTTAAAAAGGGTCAAAATTTGGCTTGGGTTACACGTGATACATAAGGGGTAGGTGGGTGGCCCACCCCC